CATTGAAATTCCAGACGAGGAGGGCGCGATGCTTGACGCTCTTGCGCAAGAGCAAGACCGGAGCCGCTCCGCACAGGCTCGCCGCCTGCTGATCCGAGCCATTCGCTCCGCAGCCAATTTGCCCGAGGAGGAAGCGCAATGAACATTCTCGATGGCAGAAAAGCGGACAACCTCCGCGCACGCTTGGCTGAAATTTTTGACCGTCAAAACGTCGAGACAGTCCACGACATCATCAACCGAGCCTTCGAAGCTGGCGTCGCAGCCAAAAGCGATGCCGATTTTTTCGCTATGCAGGACGCCTTCGACCGCGCTCGCGCTCGCTACGAGGCCCAGCGCCGCACTGAACCTGTCGCATTCTTGGATGTCGCACCTGGAACCCTTATCAGAATCGCTGGCAATGAACTTTGATCCCATCGACTTCCTCGTAAAGCTGCTGACAACGCTTGCTGTCTTCGCTATCTGGAACGTGCCGGCCCTTTTCGATCTGATCTGGCCATGATTCCGCATTCCGTATCAGGCATGGTCTCGCGCTACCTCCTCGACGGCCCCTGCGCTGAAAGGCCCGTCACGCTTGAGATTGAGCGATCCGAGATCGTCGCAGTGATCTGCAACGAGACAGGGAAGGAACTTGACCCGTCTGTTGTTCATCGGAGGGATTACGACTTTGCCATTGATTACCTAATCCACAGACCATGAACATCGACCAACTACTCGCAAACCATGAGCTCGAGACTGACAAGCTCATTGCCGAGATCCGCGCATTCCAACGGCGTAAGCGCGAGTCCTGTGACCATCTGATCTACGACGGCCTCGCTGTCCAGGTGCGGATGTTGAAAAACCTAGGCATCCGACTCGCCGCCGTCGATGCCATTGAGGAGGAGCTTTACGGGCTTGCTTTGGATATTTTCCAAGACAACAAGCAGGAGTGCGACTGACACACATTTAATCATATGAAAGTAAGCGAATTATTCAGCGGCTACTTGGAAGCCGAAGACCTACCAGATGACCGCGATGTAACGGTCACAATCGAGAGCGTCCGCGCTCCCGGTAAAGACGACAAGGGCAAAGACGGGCGAGTCATGGACAAGCCTATCATCAAGCTCGTGAAGGTTAAAAAGGAGTGGGTTTTGAACAAGACCAACGCTCGCACGATCCGCCGCATGCATGGCAACGAGACGGAGGCCTGGCACGGTAAGGAGGTCACGATCTACCGAACGACCTGCAACGCTTTCGGCGACGCCAACACCCCATGCATCCGCGTTCGCGGCAACAAGCTCTAAGCATGACGGCCCTACAAGTATCTCCGCGTGACTACCACGCAAAACTGACGTTGGATCGGTCCAACGTGTTCAGCCCTGATTCGTGGCTTTCCAAGTCGCGGCTTTGGGAGTTGCGAAACTGCTCGCTATGGAAATGGCGATTTGCCCCGCGTGAATTTGCGCCGACCTCCGCGATGACATGGGGTTCGTTGATCGACTGCCACCTCACTACGCCGGAACTGGTCGCTGAGACGGTCATCTACAACCCCTATCCCGATTTTCGGACCAAGGCCGCGCAGGAACTCCGCGACACTGCGACCGCTCAAGGCAAAATTATCGTGAGCGCGGAAATGGCCGCGAGCGTCAAGGTGGCCGTTGATCGAGTCAAAACCGATCCGATTGCGGGATCCGTCTTCCGTTCCAGCCAGACGCAGGTGGTCCTCCTCAACCAAATCCGAGGCATCAATTTCAAGGCGCTTGTAGACCTCGCGCCAGCAAATGAGCCGTGCCTCTACGACTTCAAAACAACGAGCGACTTCTCCCAGCGGGGCATCTCGAAAGCAATTGACTCTTTCGGGTATCATGTTCAAGCGGCGCTCTACCTAAAGCTCTGGAACCTCTGCCATCCCGACGACCAGAGGAGCCGCTTCCGATTCATCTGGCAGGATTCTTCCGCACCTTACGAGGTGGCAGTGACTGAGCTTCCGGCCTTTGACATTGCGGCGGGTGACGAGTGGGCAGCAAACCAGATCGACCGGATTATTGCCGCGACGAAAAGCGGATTTTGGCCAGGCATCACTAGCGGCAAGGTTGCCATGATCGGTCGCCCTGGTTACGCGGCCTATCAGGATGAAGAGGAGCTAGACGGATTCGTTGACGCGCCAGAAATGCAAACCAATGCGAGCCAATGAAAGACGTTTCAATTTACCACCTTGAGCACTTGGGCGGGACGCGAACGATCCGCTTCAATCTCGCAGCGATTCGCCGCCTTCTTCCCGAGTATCAGATCCAGAACTTTGATCTCACATCAAGGCAACGAAACAAGATGCAGCGCCGCGTTGACCTCTATGTCGGCCTAGGGGGCAAGTGCGATTTCCAGACGGGAATCAATGCTTCCGAGGAGCGTGTCATTCCGGCCCGAATCATTCCTGCGAAAGACGCCAAGATGGTTCGCGGAAAGCTAATCCCAGCATCGAAGCGCGAAGTCATTCCTGCACGCATCGAGCCGGCTAAACCCGAGATCCTCCCGAGCATTGACCATTTGCCTAATAACCACATCCTCGACAAGGCGCTTCGTTTGGACTTTGCATCCAAAATCAAAACGCTCGCCTCACGATGAAACAATCTCCCACCGCTCGCAGCTTGGCCCATCTGCGCAAAACCTGCCAGCTAGTCCAGGTAGTCGAGAAGTGGAATCCTCACGCTCGCATTAGACAGGATCTTTTCGGAATCATCGACATCCTAGCGATCCGCGATGGAGAGACTGTAGCAGTGCAATCAACAAGCTGGAGCAACACAAAAAGCCGCATCAACAAGATCAACGAATCGGATTCGTTAGAGCATCTGAGAAAAGCCGGATGGATCATTCTGGTTCACGGGTGGCGCAAAAACAAAAACGGAAGATACGAACTTAAAGAAATAGATATATCATGAGAGACTACTTTATTGGAACGCTCTGCCTCGTCACCGGGCTAGGCTACGGACTTGCTTTCTACTTTGCCCTCGAAATGGGCGAGCAGAGGAACGAGAAAGATCAGGCCATCGCTGAACTGACTGAGGTCAGGGTGATGGCGGAATGGTCGCGGTTTGAAGATGGGAGGGCGAAATGAGCGACAAGACACCAGACATTATCTGCATGGCGAGGCTGGAAGTCCTCGACCTCCTTGAAGAGCTTGGCGCTGCCGCAACGCACCTTCGGGAGGCTTATTCCGAATTTGAAGATGGCAACGAGCGAGCCGCGAACATGAGCGTCGAGGATGCCGTCGAGATCATGGGCCGGATTGAGCGCATGAGTTCAAAGATAGGCGTTGAGCTGTGCAAGTGGGTTGAATTTGAAGGGAGGGCGAAATGACACAAGAACAAAGGCGATTTGAAGTGGCGAAGGCGATGATGCAGGGGATGCTTACGAATCCATATTGGGATGAATTCGACTTTGAAGAGATTGCAGAAGCTGCAATACGTGCCGCTGAATGCTTGCTGGATGAGCTAGCCAATCACCCAACTACCGAGGAATCCTCGTTGGTTCAACCAAATGACGCAACCAAACCATGAACGACGTAAACGACTTTCTAGATGTTGCCGAAAGCGCCCCACGTTGGAAGCAGGACGCGAAGCGCTTGGGCATCGAAACCTTCTATGTCTTCGACATGTCCGATTCGTATTGGGAGGCTTCGATTGAGCTTTTCGGCGAAGTGGAAACCCAATGCGGTGAGACGGAGCGCGAGGCTGTGAACTCGTTGATGTTTAAACTCAAAATTGATTGAAATGAAAGAACAAAACGAACTACTAGAAGCCGCTGAAAAGCTTCTTGGAATCATCGATGATCGCCCGGAATTTTTGACTCTTGAGGGAGCGCATATGGCCAAGGAAGCCCGCGAAATCATCGAAGCGCATCGACCAAAACCGAAAAGGTTGGAGGGCTGGGTCAACCTTTACGGTCCTGATGATCACTACATGGGTTTCATCTGGCCTACCGAGCAAGCCGCTAAGGACCATGCCAGCCCTAACATGCTGAGTCAGGTCCACATCCGCGAAGTCGTCCCTGTCTATTGGAAACCGTGGACAAATAAAAGCGTTAAAAGTGCTGCTTTCACTTGGCAAGCGATTGCTGATGCCCACAATCGCGAAATGGAAAGGGTGACGAAATGAACAGCGACGGAAAAACCATCAGGAACCGCCGCTGGCAGAACAAGCAGATCGCCGCCGGTAGATGCGCGATCTGCGCCAGGTTGGCCGTGCCGAATCGGACTCGATGCGAGATTTGTGGGGAGAGGAATCGGGAATATCAGAGGGAATACCGCCAGCGGAATGGACGATAAATCGTCTTGCGGATTCATATCATTTTGTTGAGCCTAAAGATGCCGACCGTATCGGCACGGAGTGAGACCCGTAGAAATGAATACCTTGAAACAGTCCTCGTCCCTCCATCGCGCCGGTGCATTCGCCGGGTCTCACCGCGATGGGTGGGCGAGGGCTTTTTTGTGCCTATGAAACAGACCCAGCCAAAGCGAAAGCGATCATCCTGGTTCGCCTTTTACGTTGATGACTACATCGGAGGCACAAGGGTCATGTCCTTGTCTGCGAGAGGGGCTTTTATTGACTTATTGGCCTACCAATTTGCCAACGATGGGATCCCTGACGACGAGCGCATGATCTGCCGGATTATTGGAGCTTTTGAGGATGAGTGGAAATGGATCCGCGAGGAAGTTTTAAGCAAATTTCCAGCGTGCGACGATGGAGTGAGGAGGAACTGCCGCATGACAAAAGAGCGGGAAGAAAGAGAAGAAATCAGAGAAAAGCGCGTTGAGGCCTCCCAAAAGGGAAACCAAAAGCGCTGGCAAAACGATCTCAAAAGCATCCCAAATGGGATCGCAAATGGGATCCCAAATGGGAACGTTTTGCGAATCGCGACCACGACCACGACCACAGATAAATCTAAAGATTTATCAAAGGCGAACAAGTCGCCTCTTTCTTTCCCCGATTCATTTTCTGAGAATCGGAAACAGACCTTCCTCCTCTGGGCAAAACACAAAGCGGAAAAAGGCCAAAGCTACAAGCCCAGCGGATGGAAGGAGATGTTGAGCAAGCTCGCCAGCATGAGCGACGAAGCTCTCGACCAAGCCGTTAGGCATTCGATGGCGATGAATTACCAAGGCATCTTCGCGGCTCCGAAGGCCGAGGTCCAACGCCAGGCCGCAGAACCAAAGCCCAAGAAGCTCCCAATCCCGGCCAACTGGAGAGAGATCGCCGCGACCATCTACGATGAGCCTCTGACCTGCGACGAGGACGAATTGACCGACGATCAACGCGCAGACATCTACCGGAACTCACGATGACCAGCTTACCCTCAAATCAAGACGCAGAGCGCGCCCTGCTCTCCTGCGCCCTCCAGTGGCCCGAGTCCTTCGACAAGATCGCGCTCCACCCCTCTGGATCCGATCTGTTTTACAACCCCGCCAATCGTGAAATCTGGGCGGCAATGCAAAACGTCCGACGAGAAGCTGGAGAATTGGATTTAGTGGCCCTCATTTCGCGCCTACGGGCTTCGGAGCGTTTGGATGCTGTAGGAGGGGCGGGAGCAGTCACGGAGCTTCTTAGCGACGTTCCTACGCCCAAAATGACGGCCACCTACCTGCGAGCCGCAGAAAAGGAAACCAAAAGGCGTCGGCTAGCGACCGAGTGTCATGCGCTGGCGGCTTCTGCTTGCGATCAGCTCACGGACATTGACCAGGTCATTCAAGCCGCCGATACCGCGATTCAAAGCCTCCTCAAGACCGCATCGGTGGCGAGGTCGAGGCAATGGGGCGAGATCCTAGGCCGCACGGTAGGTATGATCGAGGACGCGCGAGTCGCGGGAGGAAAGATTCCCGGCATTTCAACAGGCTTTGAAAGCCTCGATGCAGCCACCAACGGCTACCAAGGAGGACAGCTCTGGGTGCTCGCGGCTCGACCGGGAGCGGGAAAGACGGCGATGCTGATGAACCTGGTTGAAAACCTCGTGTCCGCGAACGTCGCCACGGCGATCTATTCGGCTGAGATGTTCGCCGAGGAGCTTGCCATTCGCTCCCTATCCGGCCAGACGCGGATTGACTCTCTCAAGCTTGCCCGGGGAGACATCGGAAAGATGGACTTTCTTAAACTCAGGGACGCAATCAACAACTCCCATAAGTGGCCACTTTGGATTGATGACAGGGCAGACATGCGACTGGTTGACATCCAAGTAAGCGCGAGGCAGCTCGTCAAGCAAAGCGGCGTTCGGGTTATTTTTGTCGATTACCTACAATTGATCAAGGAGCCGGAAGGTAGCCGCAATCGAGAGGATGCGGTTAGAAGACTTTCCGATGGCCTCAAGCAACTCGCCAAGGAGTTGGATATAACGGTCGTAACGCTAGCGCAGCTCAACCGAGATGCTGAGAAGCGAGGAAGGCCCGTTAAATCAGACCTGCGCGATTCTGGTGCAATCGAGCAGGACGCGAACGTCATTTTTCTATTGAATCCAACTGAGCCAGATTCGCAGGATCCCGTCGTTGATGTCGAGGTCATCGTTGCAAAATGCCGAGGCGGGAAAATGGGGCCAATCTCTTTTGAGTTCGACCGACCGGTAACAACATTCCGAGAAAAGCGTGAATATTGAAAAGCCTCTTGCAATCAAAACAATTCCCTAGACATTCCGAGCATGGGCAAAGAAGGCGGCGCTCCATGTCCTACACTTTCCCAGCTGCACGTCGTAGCTGGAACCAAAACAAAAAGATATGATCACGGCAAACATCAACGTCACCAAAATCGACAAGACCGCCCTTTACGAAGGGAAGAACGGCAAATACCTGAGCCTTGTCTTCTTTGACAACAAAGACGGTCTGGACCAGTTCGGGAACAACGGCTTTGTAACGCAAGACCTAGGCAAAGAACGCCGCATGGCAGGGGAGAGGGGGCCGATCATTGGCAATTGGAAGGAGGTTGGAACTAAGGGGCCGACTCCCGCGCAAGCTGTTCCGAATACGACTGCAAGCACGGCGGAAGATGATTCGATACCGTTTTGATTACGCGGTTTTGATAGCTGCAACCTCATCATGACCGAAAAGACCTACCACACCGACCTGGATGATGCCATCCTCGACGGGTGGGAGTCGCCGGTCCTTCTACCGATCAACGGTGGCGAGGTGCATTCACGCGGCAGGAGATGCTATGTCCGCAACGCTCGCCGAATTGTATTCCTTCGCCACGCACTTGGCCGAGGAAGGATCGCAGCAAAGCACCTGACCGACGTTCTGGGCTTTGCCGCAGGATGCGAGGTCCACCAGTTCCTGCGGAGCCTACAATTCCAACTGGCCATTGAGAAATCACCGATCCGCGTGCAGCTCGTCCTCGAGGGCCGGAAAGGTTATTGGGTGGCATTTGACAAACGAAAGCGTTATGACCAACCTTAGATACCCCAAAGGGCAAAGGCGCAGGATTAGCCACCTGCCGTCACGCACGATAGCCAGCGAGGTTGACGGCTCCTCGTCTAGGCGAAATCCTACTCGTCACAACGGGCGTGGAAATCGAGCGACCGGGAAGGGACAATTGAAAAGCCGAGGCGCTAGCTATGCTCTAAACCATTCGCCAGACGCGCCACGGCACATGGCAGGATGCTGCGGTTGCACTGGATGCGCCATGCTCCTGATCATCGGCGCGATCATTCTCCTGCTGCTGATGATGGCGGCTTAACCAACCCAACCTATGAACCAACAAAAGAAACGAGGACGGCCAGCAAATGCCAAGGCTGAAGCGCAACCCATCAAGGATGTCGAGCAGGTCGATGCCATGCATGACGCCGAGGCAATGGATGCCATCGAGGATGTCGAGCAACCAACGCAAGACGAGACTCAGGGCAACCCAAAGCTTAACCTGGTGCACCGTGTCGAGATGGAGATCGGACGCACGCACAACGCATGGGGCATGGTGGATCCTGTCGAGCTGATTGATGCGTTCAAGCGTGTCGTCTCAAGTTCTTATTGAGATTGCTTATTGAGACTGGGAGATGCAAGCGACTTGCACCAAGGGTCATGAGCGTTCTATGTAGCGGAAAACGGGCGTTGAAAACCAACGAGTTACGGGTCCCATGACGCCCACCTCTGCCCTCAGGGTCGTCGCGAGCCATTCCGCTAGTCGCAACAAGCCCCCAAGAGGACACCAGATTGCCAGCCTATTGAGACGCAAGAATCGGCGAAAAACCTCGGCCTTGCTCTCAAATCGCACTTTTCCGCGCAATGGGCAAAACCGCGCAATCCTTGTGCAACCAAGGCTTTCTAGGCACATCGCCGGTGCATTCCCTGCTAGGTGATTAGCAGATGTAAAAATCCTCTTGCGTTTCTTTTTCATTTTGTGCTGTCTCGCGCAATGTCGCGCGGCACAAAAAAACAATTCTCACCGCAGGTCCGTTCTTTCGACCTATCGCGTTCCTCGATCAATGAGGACGAGCGCACGGTAGATGTTGTTTTCTCGACAGAAACCGATCAAGTCGAACGCTCTTGGGGCGTCGAGATTCTTGACCACGGTTCAAAGTCCGTTCGCCTCAAAAGGTTGAACAACTCCGCGCCGCTCCTGCTCGATCACGATCCCCGGGAACAAGTGGGAGTGATCGAATCCGCTCGCATCGACGGCAAAGCTGGAGCCGCAACCGTTCGATTTTCCCGATCTGCAAAGGGCGAGGAAATCTTTCAAGACGTTAAGGACGGGATCCGCTCCAAGATTTCCGTTGGCTATCGCGTCCACGCCCTCGTCATGGAAAAGCGCGACAAGCAAAGCGGAAAAGAGACCTACCGCGTCATGGATTGGGAGCCTTTCGAGATTTCAGTCGTTTCGATTCCTGCCGACGACGGCGCTGGAGTCCGTGACGCATCCTCCATCTTCGGCCAAAGAGCCGCTGCACTTTCAACCTCCATCACTATGGAAAACCAAGACCAAGACCAACAACGTGCCGACAACGCAACGGCTCCCGCTGCGACTGCCCCGGCGGAAGCCCAGAACGAAGTCCGCGCGGCTGCTGAAGTCGAGCGCGAACTCAACAAACTCCAAATCGCCCAACTTGCGAAGGAAGAAGCCGCGCGCGCAATCGCCGAAGATCGCAAGCGCGCCGCTGAAATCACCGAATGCGGTAACGGATTCCGCCGCAACCAAGCTGAAATCACCAAGGCCATCGAAAGCGGCCTCTCGATTGACGACTACAAGCGCCAACTCCTCGACTCTATGAAAACCGAAAACCCCGCTTACTCCGCTGGTCGCGTCGAAATCGTCAGCGAACCCGTGAAAAAGGGAACTCGCCAATACCTTCAAAGCACCTGGGCGGAAAACGCCAAGCGCGCCTTGGGTGATCGTGGCCGCAACATCGTTGTTCCGACCTACTCGGAAGCTCGCGAGTTCTCGCGCAACTACATCGGCGGGTCGCAAACTCCGTTCCACCGCTCCCTTACCGGATCCGTGACGCTCGTTGACAAGCTCGCCATCGATGAGGGCATCGGTATGCCGATCGTCGAGGAAGTCGTCGCTATGTATCCCGAAATCGCAGTCTTCCCGGTTGATACCATCTCCGGCGACACCGTGACGCTCTCGATCCAGACCGGCAACCCCTCCGTTGGATATCGTAACGCCAACGAAGGAACGAGCGCGAAGAAGGGAACATTCGCCTCCCGCATCTTCCAAACCTCGATCATCGAGCAGTTCATTAACGTGGACATCCAGGGCGTGCTGAACGCTAGCAAGGATCCCGCTCGCGTTTTGACCGCCGAAGCCCGCAGCGTGACCAAGGCAGTCTTGAGCCACATCGCATTTCAGCAATGGTATGCCGGCACGACTCAGGCAAATTCGGATCTTAAGGCCAGCCCTGGATTCCTTGCCCAGTCGAACAGCGCCGCGACTCACGTTGTCGATGCTACCGGTTCGACCGCTAAAACCTCGGTCTGGGTCATGGAACTCGGACAAGGCTTCTGCGATCACGTTTACGGAAACGACAACACTCTTCTCTTCGGCGAAGATTGGACCGAAGAGATGGTTGACGACGCCAGCGGAAACAGCCTCCGCTGCCTTCAGAACTGGATTTCGGGCCGTGTTGCACCTCGCCTCGCTGACAAAAATAAAGCGATCCGCATCAAGAACCTCGGAACCGATTCCGGTAAGGGTCTGACCGATGCCCTCCTTGCGAAGGCGTTCCGGCAAGCTCGCGAACTCGGCATGAACCCGAATGCGATCTTCGCGACGCCCCGCTCCATTGAGCAGCTCCAAGTGAGCCGCACCACCTACTCGCCCATCGGCGCTCCCACTCCGATGCCCGAAGAGTATCAGGGTGTTCCGATCTATCAAACTATCAACCTTTCCAACGCGGAGACGGTCTGATCCAAACTTAACTGACAACCTCAACCATCCAAAAGTATGTCAAAACAAGTCAACCGCCGAAGCTCCATTGACGCTCTCGCAGTCGTTACCAAAGCATTGCCAGCCGCCGCCGCCAACAACAACACCGACGAAATCTACGTCGGACCCGTTGGCCCACATCGTGAGAAAATGAAGCTCCGCGTTTCATGGCCCACGAACTCCGTCCTCGTCGCCACCAAGCTCATCACGCTCACGCTCAAGAGCGGCGCGACGGGCGCAACCGCAAACGAAGCCGACCCGACCGCGACCTATGTGATCACCGGCACTACCGGCTTCGCTGCTGGTTTTGTGGATTTCGAACTCGGTCAAAACGTTGGTGAATACGTTACGGTCAATCAGGCCGTGGAAACTGGCGGCGGTGACAACACCGGAACCAGCTTCACCTACTCGGTGGTTTGCTAATAACAATCACGCCCCATGCCCGCAGTAAATTCGAACGCGAAAGCCGACGACGCACCGGGGGAGGTTCCGCCTCTTCCCTCCCCTGGTGCGACTGCGGACAGGGTCAACCGCATTCAGCGAATCGTTGACATTGTTGAAATGCTCGACGGAACACCGGATCAGGAGACGGTCATCGAGGACGAGCGGAAGAACCTCACGGCATTTATTGCCGAAGGTCTCGACGCTAGCCTTACCGCCAAAGTCAAAGCCATCCTAAAATGAGCTATGCGACCCTCGATCATCAAGCTGCTCTTGCCGATCTGATCGCGTTTGAAGGCAAGATGATCGAGATCGACGGCATCAAGATGAGGGCAATTATCGAACAAGGCGACACCTCGTTTGAGGCGAGCGAATTTGGAATCGACAACCGCGAGAGCACGCTTACCGCTACGATCTTAAACAGAGGCACGACGCCGCGCAAACAAGCGCCCGTCTTTTACCAAGGGCAAAAATACCGCATCACGGCAATCAAGCCCGAAGGCGAACGAATCCTTTCCATTGATTTGACAAATGATTGATACCACCCCAGACCTCGCAGAGCGAGTCGAGGATAGCATCGCACGGGTTTTCCGCGATGCGTTCCCTGGTATCCTCATCGCTACGTCTAGCAAGCCCGAAGAGCGCGTTGGAACGTCCATCGGTATCAAAGCCGAGACCGGAGCCGAGGAGCCAATCGGAACAAACATCTTCCCCGTCTCCATTGACATTGAGACGCGCAACCTCGATGCACAACAGCGCGAACTGATGCGCGAAATGATCGGGAATGCCGACTCTGCCAAGCAGACGGTTTCCGCCTATTCTGCTAAATCCTTTTCCATGCCGCGAGGCCAAGCCGTTGAAATGATCGGCGCAGCTCGCTCGGTCGAGAACGAAAACGACCGCATCGTCACCTATTCTCTTGTCGCAACCATTCAACCCATCTGAGCCATGCCCACTCCTACTTTTGTATCTGCAACCAATATGATCAAAGGCGTCGTCGCTGTGGAAACGGCGATCAACATCTCCGATTTCCGCCAAGGCTGGACCAACGAAAAGATCTTCATCGAAGACAAAGTCGGATCGCCGACTGGTTTCGTTTACAACTTTCTCGCGGCTTCGACCTGCACGATTACGGGAGAAATTACTTCCGCTCTTTCTGCGGTGCTTGGTGTCGCATTCGGAACTGCCGAGACCATCGCAAATTCGGTTTCCGGCTACGGTGTGACTACCGGAGGTTTCTACATGGATGACATTGAAATCAGTCAATCGCGAGGCGCGCTGGCCACTGCTACGGTGAATTTCACCAAGCATCCTGACATCACCTGAGAATGAGCGAAGAAAAAGGGGCGGGAGTTAATATCATCCCAACGCAATGTCCGCGCTTCTTCGCGGCTTGTGTCACTGCTGGCGTCGAGCTTGAACCGGGAACTCCAGGCATCTCTAACGTCTATTCAAAAGGCGTTACCTACGATCCAGACGAGCCTGGAACAATCAGCTATCACCTCGACAATAAGACCGTCGGTCCGCTGTCGCTCGCTAAAGTCTGGCGCGACCCATCGCAGGACATGACCGAGGCCGCAGCCCTGCCTGCGCGAATGATCAGCGCAAGGACAGAGGATGATTGGCAGCAAATCGCCGACGATCTGGAATTGCTGCACGTTTATTGTGCCATAGCGCACATCAAGTCATTCGCCGACGGCAAATTCGCCATCGGAATGCGTGCCGTTACCGACGAGG